CGGCGGCGGCGCATCTCGTCAGAGACCATGATGGCCATGGCCCGCTCATGGGCGAACACCACCCGCGGGGTGCCGACGCTGGTCGGGACGACGGGCACCTCGGCGAACTCGGCGCGGATCTCCGGGGTGTCGTCAGCGAACATGGGAGTGGACTCCCAGTACCGCACGGCGCCGGACTCGGCGAGGCCGCCCGGGCGGAGCACGGCGTCGACGATGAACTTCTGGTCCATCATGGACAGGACGAGCGCCGGGATGTTCAGCGGGTCCTTGAGCAGGGCGTCGACGGTGATCCGCGGCCCGTCGAGGCTGGTGTAAGCCGCAGTCGGCATGGCTTGTCTCCTTCAGGTGTTCTCGGGCGGGCCGGGGGCGGCTTAGCCGAAGATCCGGGCGCGGGCGACGGTGGCCCCGGCGGCGACGCCCCCGGGCTGGGTGCAGCGGCCGACGATCAAGCCGGCGGCGTCGGTGCCGGATACCCACGGGGTGACCTGGCCGTTCGCGGCGGACTTCAGCAGCGCCCCGAACGTCGCGGCCGCGGCGTAGGTGACGCGGCAGTCCTCGCCGTGCCGGACCGCCACGTAGTCGGTGAGAGCGCTGACGTCGAGCAGCGGGTCGCCGTAGCTGGTGGTGGCCCCGGTCTGGTCGACGATGGGGGCGGCGTCGTTCCCGGCTACGCCGAGGACGTTCGCGGCTCCGGCTCCGGCGGTGGACACGGTCGACGCGCCGCTGCCGTCAGCGACGACGAGCGTGCCGCCCTTGACGAGGGCGCTCACCTGGTAGCTATCCGGGCCGTGCTGGTAATGAGGCAGATTCCCGCTCATTCATGGCTCCTTGCATGACGAAGCCCCGGTCGCAGCCGGGGCCGGTGGGTGAACGGCGGGAGATCTCGCCGCGAGGGGACTGGGTTACAGGGAGTGCCGCTGCCGGTAGGCCTCGACGAACTCGCGCCGCTCGGCGGCCTCGGTCTCGGCGCGGGCCGCCTCGGTGTCGGCCCCCTCAGGGTTGCCGAGCTCGACGTCCATGCCGAGGGACTGCATGGTCTTGCCGAACTCGGTGATCAGCTTCCGGACGATCGCGCCCGCATCGGCGGTCTTACCGTTGGCGAGTTCGACGGTCCGTCCGCTACCCTCCAGCAGCGGGCGGGCCAGGTCGGTGATCCGGGCGGGGATGCCGAGGGTGCGCTGCCAGCGGTCCCGTTCGGCCTCGTAGTCGGCGGCGTCGAGCTGGCGGCGCGTGCGCCGTGCCTCCTCCATGGCCTCCTCGGCGCGGGCGTTGGCCATCTCGATCGCGGTCTGCGCCTCGTTGCTCAGTGCTGCCCCGGCCGGCTCGGGCTCCAGGCCGGTCCCGGTCTCCGCGTCGCCGTCGGCCTGCTCGGTCTCGGCGTCGATGTCGGTGAGCAGCGCCTCGAGCTCGGCGTCGGTCAGTTCGCCGTCGCCGTCCTCTTCGGTGGTGTCGTCACCGGTGTCCTCGTCGCTCTCGGCGCGCGGGGCAATCAGCGCGTCGAACTGGTCCTTGGGAAGGTCCAGCAGCGCCTGCAGCCGGGCCTCCTGCTCCGCGGTGAAAGCCATGCCGGCCTCCTCTTCCTGCGCCACTGGCGCGTCGGGCGCGGCCGGTGGCTGCGCCTGGTCTTCGGTGGTGGTGAACTGGATGACCGTCAGGTCGAGGACCTCGCCGTCCCCCTCGCCGTTGGCGGCCTCGACGGCCTGCCACGGCCGCATCCCCGGAATCCGCGGGTCGAGCGTCGCGAGGACATGCTGAACGGCGGCGGGGAACCACTTGCCGTCGGCCCGGTCGTAGCCCTCGACGATCCGCGCTGAGACGCCCAAGTCCGGGTACTCGGCCAGGTGCCTGGCCGTGGCGGGAGCGACCTCGACGAGGACGTCCAGGCCGTCATCGGTGAGCTGCAGATCCCGTACGGTGCCGCGCCTGCGCTCGGGGTCGTTGGTGTGCGTGTTGGCGTGGTCGGCGAACTGGAGCGGCACCGTGTCGTACGCCTTGTCGCGGAACGCCTGCACCAGCCCGGCGAGGTAGTCCCGGGTGAAGCTGATGCGCCGGCCCTTGTAGTTGATGTCCCCTACGGGAAGCAGTTGCTTGCGCCAGAGGGTCGCGCCTAGCTGGCGGGCGGCACCGAACTCAAGGGGCGTGAGGAGCGCGGTCAACGGCGCTCACCTCCCTTAACGTGGACGGATGAGCGAGCCGCTGAAGAACGGGGAGCAGGTCCGGTGTCCGGAGTGCGGGGGCGGCAACTGGGAGATCCGGGTCGGCGGTATCGACCTTCAGCCGCCGACGTTTACGTGCGCCGACTGCGGGTCTATGTGGTGGCTGGAGCCGTCAACGGTGACTGCTGGCGCCCTGCGTCTGCGCGAGGTCTCCGAAATCAAGGCTTGCGGTGCGGTATCGGATCACGTGCCGGATGGGCTTTAGCTGGGCAGATGAGCGACCTAGCCGTCGCCTTGGCACGCATCGCCGCCGCCCTCTTGGCCAGCGCGAGCGCCTGAGCGGGCTTCATCCCCTTGGCGATCAGCTTCTTGTAGACCTTCTGCGCCTCGGCGGACAGCGCGGAGACGCCCGACGTCTTCCCGCCGCCCATCGTGGTGACCCTCGGCCCGTCCGAGGACGTAGCAGCGGAGGTGTACGGCAGCGACCCGGCCAGTTCCAGCGCGGCCTCACGCGAGGCCATCGCATGCACCCCGCCAGCAGGCTCACCCGACGGCATCGACGCCATCAGCTTGTTGTGCATCCCGATCAGCCCGGACAGCGCCCCCGCCATCGACCCGGACGCCGGGGCCGGCTTCCCGGTCGCATGGGTGCCCTGCCAGCCGCCGTGCTGCACAGGCCTGAGGGTGCCGATCTTCATGCCGGTCGGCTTGTGGGTGACGGTGACTTCACCGGGGGCGGTGCGCTTGCACATCACGTCACCGAGGCCGCGGACACGGTGGACGCGGGATGACGTGGCTAGCTCGACCGCCGCAGCGTCGCCGGCGCCCTGGAATGCCCACGTGCCCTTCACGCCCGGCTCGTTCAGCGCGCCGAGCTCACGGGCCCGTTTCCGGATCAGCGCCTTCAGCGCCGGCCGCTTCGCCGGGTCCAGCCGGCCGGCCGAGCGGATGGCCTTCTTCAGGTAGGTAAGGTCCGGGATCGGGTCCTCGCCGCCCTTAAGCGCTTGCCCCTTCGCGGCGAGAGCACGCCGGCCAGCGGCGCGCTCCGGCGCGGGAGTCTTCACCGCCAGCTCCACCGCCGGCCCGGCGCCGGCCAGCTTCAGGTGCGCCGCCTGGGCGTCCAGCTGCTTGGCCCGGGCCATCAGCGAGGTGGCCTGCGACCGGAGCTTGGTCCGCTTCGCCTGCAGCTGCGGGATCGTCGCCTTCTTCGCCGCGGTCTTCTTCTTGGCGGCGGTCTTCTTCTTCATCGCGACCGCCTTCGTCGAAGCCTTGGTCCCGGCCGTTGCCGACTTCTTGGTGGCCGTCTTCTTCGACTTCGCCGCCTTGGCTGCCTTCGCGGCCTGCGCCTTGTCCGCGGCGATCTGCTTGTTGATCGCCCGGATCTGCCCGAGGATCGCCCTGGCCTTGGCCCGGTCCGCGTTCGCCTGCGACCGGAGCTTGGCGCGCTGGGCCTGGACAGCCTTGACTTCGGAGGCGTGCTTCGCGGCAGCCTGAGCCTTGGCCGCGGCCGCGGGGCTGACTTTCTTGGCGGGGGCGGTTTTGGCGCCCTGCTTTGGCTGGGCGCCCTTCGCGGGGGCGGTTTTCGAGGCGCCAGCGGGCGCGCTGCCGAACCGGCCGCCGCCAGCGGACCCGGCCGGGACGCGAGGGTGAAGCGCGGCATTCCAGGCGCCAGCCAACTCGACCGCCTCCTCATCGTTCGCGTGACCGCTTGAGCGGCCCTTGGCCCGCTTCGCTTCCCATTCGGCCAGCGCGGCCGCGGCGGCCGCCTGGACTCGCGGGTGGACGCGGCCTTTGCCGTTGCTGATGCGACCCTCGGCCCAGTCGCGGATCACGCCCACAGCGAGCCGGATGGCCTGAGACTCGTCGCGGGCCCGGCCGGTACGCAGCAGCGCGTGAGCGACACCGCGGATGTACTTCGGGAGGCCGCCGGCGCGAGCGACCCAGTTGTCCGTCGTGCTGGCCGAGAACGGGGACGTGTCCATCGGACGGCCGCCAGGCGATACGGCCATCAGCCATCCGCCCGCTCAGGCCAGTGCCACGTCGGGGCCGCGCTCGGTTCCGCGTCGTACGGCACCTCACCCAGCTTCACCACAGAATGCGCCTCAGGGACGGCGGTCGACATCCCTGGAGGCTCGAACACCGTGAGCGCTACCGTCTGCCCGTCGTCGTGGACGCGGGTCACGATCGCAGCCTGGCACTCGTGGCTGCCCGTCGTCAGCAGGTGGACGATGCGGCCAACGGAAGGCTTCATGCCTGCTCCTTCCCGCTGCCGAGCGCGAACCGCCGCACATCCTTGCCGCGGTGCACGGACAGGTGGGTGAACGTCACCGGCGTCGCCGGGACCGACGCGGGCAGCGGATCGTTCTTACCGACGTACGCGAGGGTGACGTGCGGCTTCCAGCCGGGATGCTCGCTCGCCGACAGGTCCTCGAGCTGTCGGCGGATTGGCTGCGCGTCCGGCAGGTGCGCTTTCGCGAACGCGGGCCGCTTGCCGTCGCTGCTCGAGGACGGCTGGAATGAGCCGATGCCGCCGACGACGCCCCGCAGCGGGCCCGGTGCCGCCGCCGCAGCGGCCTTCGCGCGCTGGCATGCGGCGGCGAACGCCTGGTCGTTCACGTTGTCACCGAGGAACACGACGGTGATGTGGTGGTCGGTGACCCCGCCTGGGAGCGGCTTGATCGTGCCCGGCGGCAGGTCGAGCGAGATCATCCCCGACTTGGCTTTCACGACCCCCGCCGGGTAGCCGGCGCCGTTGGACAGTTCGGCCGTCACGCGGTCACCTGCCAGCTGCTTGGAGTGGAAGCCGACCCAGCCGCCGGTGGCAGTGGCGGCGGTGCCGATAAACGCGGTGACCGGAATCCCGAGCGCCTGGCAGGCGGTCGCGCGGGTGTGCCCGTCGACCACGTACAGCAGCCGCTTACCGGGGGTGCGGACGAGGATGACGGGCTTGCGGAAGCCGCCGTTGATCCGCTGCTTGAACTGGGCCAGCTTGGTCTTGTCCGCTGCGGCTGCGGCCCATTCCGGCGAGGTCGCCGAGCGGTCGAGCTGGGATGTGGGCACTTGCACGGGCCCGGTCCAGGTCAGTCCGCGGACCCAGGACAGCGCGGCCGGCGGGTAGTCGCCGCCGAGCTGGGCCAGCACCCTGTCCGCCGTGGACTGCCCGGCCGGGGCGGCCGTCGAGATCAGGTCCGACGGTGCGCTCACAGTCACCGCCTCACGGAGTCGTCGTCAGCTGGAGTTGGCGCCGGGCATTACGGGTGCCCCGGTCCGCGGCGGGACTGGGCGGCAGCGGCAGAGGGCGTGGACAGTGCCCGGGTAAGACGGGTGGCCCTCGACGATCGGCGGGTCGTCCACACGCCAGTTCTTGCCGTCGGCCGCCAGGCATCCCGGCGTGACGTTCTTGTCCCGCACAGTGCGCCAGCCGAGCAGGTTGCCATGGACGCTGGCGAACCCGTCGACAGCCGATGTCGCGATCAGCCGGTTCTGGCTGGCGGCCACATGCTGGCCGAAGAATCGCCTCTCCGCCTGCACGGCCTTGGTGATCGCGTCGATGACCGGCGAGCCTTGAGCTTTCGCGTCGTCGGCCGCCTGCTGGATGCGGCGCACCGAAGCCAGGGTGAAGGCAGCTCGCCTGAGCGTGTTCGTCCTCACCGCCCAGCGGGTGGCCGGTCCCGTGCCCTCCATGGGCTGCTGAGGCATGTTCAGGACCACGGCTACGCCGGCAGTGAGGGCGGCCGATCGGATCCCGGCTCGGGCGAATGGCTTGCGAAGGCGGGAGACGATCGCGGGGACGGTGTGCGCGGCGAGGAACGCGGCGATGATGGCGACGATCAGCGCGTCATCGGAGGGTGGCTGCTGCTGGGGTTGCTGCGATGGCGGTGCCGTGGTCGCGGCCATCAGGTACGGCGGTGCGCCTTCGCTGGCGCATAGTCATCGGGCAGCGACGGCGGCGTGATCATGATGCCCATCTCGCGGAACTGGGGCCGTATATCGACGATGCCGAGCAGTCCGTCTTCGGTTTCGATCGGGCCGGTGACCTCGTTGCCATGCTCCTCGCGGTCGCGCTTAGCGCTGACCTCGAAGTATTTACGGTTAGGGTAGATGAACGCCACGGCGTCGAGGGGGTGGATCTGGTCGCGCAGCCCGGCGCGGCGCAGTGCCGTCGCCGTGTCAGTTCGTACTGCCTCGCCCACGGCTACCACCTCTATCGGAGGCTCGGCACGTCGAACGGCTGCTTCATGTCCTCCGGCAGCGGCGCCGCGGCAGAGTCCTTCAGTGCCTGCTGCGCGATCTTCGCCGCCGCGTTCACGCCGCCCGCCAGCCGGCCGATGCCGGCCGCGGCCTCTTTCGGCATCCCGGCTGGCGCCTGCGCGACCGCCTGCGCCTCGCGGGCCTGCGCGCCGGCCTCGATGACCTTGTGCACGGCGTCCATGGGGAGGTTCAGGAACGTGGCTAGGCGCTCGATCAGCAGGTCCAGGATCCCGGTGGGCACCTGGAGCGTCGGGGCGACAGCGAGGGACTGTACCAGCGAGATGATCTGCGACCCGGACTCATCGGTCAACGGCCCGAACTTGAACTTGGGGAACGCCGCACCGGGCCCGAAGTTCAGCACGATCAGCGGGGCGATCACGTCATGGTTGATCGCCGCTTCCATCTCGGCCGTGACCGCCTGGCGGGACTTGAGGAAGAACGCCGACTGATCCTGGCTGAGCGCGAGAGATCCGCGGCCGAGGCTGGCGAGGTCGGACAGGCCCATGAACCCGGCCAGCACGCTCGACGTCTGCCACGTCTCCAGGAACGACAGCGCCGCCCCGAACTGGTCACCCCCCTTCCCCGACGATTCGATAATGTCGAACGCCTTCGTCAGGTTCTCATCGGCCTGGAACCCGACGATGCCCGACGCCCGCATGGACGCGACATCATCGGCGCGTTCGTTCGCTTCGGCCTGTGTCCGGCCGTAGGTGATGACCTTAGGGAGCGACTGCTGCTCGAGGTACTGCAGCCACAGCCACACCAGCTTGACCTTGGTCCGCCAGCACCAGTACGAGACCTGCATCTCCGACGTGCCCTGCAGCGGGTTGCGGTGCTTCCCGTTGATGTAGACGAAGCTGCGCACCTTCGGGATGTCGACCCATCCGGGCAGCTTGCCCTTGGTCAGAGCCTGCGGCTGCTGGCCGAACATCCACACCTGCTGCTTAAACCCGTCGAACGCCGCGGTCCGCTCATGCCGCTTGATCTCGCACGTCGCCGACGGACGGAACGCCAGCTTGCCGTACGCCATCCGGCCGTCGGTGGCCCGGACGGTGAACACCTTCTCGAAGAACGCCCGGCGGAACGTCTGCGCCGAGGTGAGCTGCCCGATCACGTCCTGCAGCGGGGTCTTCATCCCGCCGCCCTCAACCGGGTCGACTAGCACCGAACGGGCGAACTCCGCCTCGCCGGTGTCGCCGTCGGCCTTCTCGATCGCGCGGGACGCCTGCCGGATCGGCAGCGTCAGCACCGCCTCGATCGCCGCGGCCCGGCCATCCCGCTCGAGCATGACCTCGACGTCACGGTCGTTCCAGTCACCGTAGTCCAGGATGTCGCCGTCGCCCGAGTAGGCGAACATGCGGTCCCGCATGTCGTACTGGGTGCCAATTTCGCCCTGCAGCAGGGCCTTCTTAGTTTTCGGCGACAGGTTCGGAAGCTGCACGACACGCGCTGGAGGCACGAGCACCCCCAGAACCAGCAGTTACGGTGAGGGCATGGGGCACCAGATCATCAAGCAGCCGGACGGCAAGCTCGCGGTCTACTCAAGCGGAGTGGACGCCTGGGTCGTCGTGGACGCCAGCCCGGAGGAACTGCTCGACTACTACGCCAAGCGGGCGGCCGACGATGCCCGGCGCAGCGCCTAGCAGACCATCGATGCTGTGCTTGCCGGCGATCCTCGTAAGGTCTACTGCCAGTTCGTCATGACCTTCGACGAGGCGAACGCGCAGACGCGCTCAGGCTTCATGTGGCGTGACGGCCGATGGATGGTAAACGCTGCCCGGCCTGCTACTTCCACGACCTGACGTTGCCTCGCCTGCGCGGCCGCTGATCCGGCTGCGGGGCGAACGACTCCTGCTCCCACGGGTCGGCTGGCTGATCCTGGTGCTGCTCGACAGCCCGAACCTGGGCGCGGGCCCGTTCGGCCGGTCCCCGCGGTCCCGGGGCGCGGCCGACCCGCTCGAGGTCCCTCGACCCGGCCCAGTTGCGGGCGTTCGCCACGTGCTCTCCGAGGTGCGGGACGAACGCCTGTACCACGGCGTCGCCATCATCCGTGGACCGGCCGAGCCGCCTGACGATCTGCGCCTTGTCCTCGACCTGGATCTTCCCCGCCGACGTCACCGTCCACTGCGGCGCCGACAAGTCACCGAGCAGCATCTCGTCGTCCGGCAGGCAGATATCCGGGTCAGCGGACGGATCCAGCGCCTCGCGGAGCGACCACCAGGCCTCGCTGCGCTTGTTGATGAAACCGAACTCGCCGGTGCTGTCCCGGCCGCGTGACTTACCCGCGGCGTTGAACGCGAGAACCTTGTAGCCCTGCTCCCGCAGCCGGTCGACCACCCCGGCACCCAGGCCGATCACGTCCACGACGGGGGTCCGCTGCCCGTCGTCCGCGTCGATGACACCCTTGACCCGGCCGGTGGTCTTCATCGTGTCCTCGCGGACCGACCGGCGGAGCTCGGTTACCACCGGGCCGGTGCGCAACGCGAGGACGGTGCGGTCGGTGCCGCTGCGGGCCACGTCCACGCCGACCGTCCGCGGCCGCGGCGTCTCCGGTCGGCCGGCCTCATCCCAGGCGTGCCAGCGGGCGACGGCCGCCTCAGCCCACGCCAGCGGGATCACCGAATTCTCGTCGCTGGCGTAGAACTCGCCGAGGACGCGGTTTTGGTAGATTGCGGACTGCTCGCCCCACTGGCGGGCGCGTTGTTCGGCCCAGTCTTCGCTGATGCGGCCAGCGGCGATCGCGCGTTCCAGCGTGACGTGGATTGGGCTCCAGTCCTCATAACCGGGGCGGTGCGTGCAGATGTCGTAGAACCGGCCGGCCGGGGAGCCAGGCGTGGACAGCACCAGCGCGAACGCTTCGCCCGTGCCGCCGAGCGCGCCCTCGCATGCGTCGAACGTGGCCGCGGGAATCGCCTTGCCCTCGTCGAAGAGGAACAGCAGCGAATCGGCGTGCGCACCCTCGATCAGGGCCGCGTTGGCCGACGCGCCCGCGAACGCCGAGCCGTGCGCCAGGCGCAGGTTCAGGTTCTGCAGCTCGTGCGCCCGCGAGAACGGGCGCCCGTCGCGCACCTTATCCCAGCGGAGCCGTCCGGCCCACTTGTGGATCTCAGGGAACAGGTATTGCGTGAGCTGGTGCCATGATCCGGCCGTCGCGGGTACTTTCCAGTCAACGCCAGCCGCATCGCGAGTCAAGGCGAACCACAAGACCGTGATGGCTGCGATTCCGCTTTTCCCCAATCCATGGGGACCTCGGACCGCGACGCGCTTGCGCCGGGGGATCCGGTCGAGCACCTCCTGCTGGTACTCGGTCAGGCCTTCGCTGTCGCCCCAGTCGATGCAGTCAGCCGCGAAGCCAACCGGATCGTCGTAATAACGAGCCACACCGGACTTGATCTTGGCGGCTTGCTTCTGCAGCTCCCGCAGGTAGCGGAGCCGCTCAAGCGGCGCTTCTACCCGCAGGGTCGTTGCGGGCAAGTTCCGCCTCCAGCGCAGCGATGTGCGCCTCGATCGTCTCCGGGGTGACGACCTCGATCTTCGCCTTCGCCGGCGCCTCGTATCCGAAGATCCGGGCTCGCCGGGCTATTAGCTTCTCGATCCGGTCGATCGCCGCGAGGATCGGCCCGTCGTCGAGGACCTCTTCGTACTCGGGGATCCGGTTGCCCTGGTCGTCGAGCCGCTCGTACCCGTCGTCGTCGAGCTCGTACTGGTCGGTGCGGCGGCGGACCACCTGGCCGTTCGAATAGGCGACGTGCGTGCGTTCCATCACGTCCCACGCCCGGGCGATCAGCCGGTCTATCCGCTCGAGATCGAGGCGCTTGGCTGCCTCGGCGTCCTCGGTGGGGAGCGCGGCGAACGCGCGGGTGATGCCGTCGTGGGCGTGGCCGCGGGACGCGTAGCCGAGTTCGGTCGCGATTTCCTGGAGGCTGCGGCCTTTGATGCGGAGCTCGGCGGCCTCGAAGTCCCTGGCGGCGGTCTTGATGCTGCGGGTGAAACGGCCGTTGCCGTCCCGGTTTGTTCGCTCGGTCATAGTGTTCGTCCGGTGTGAGGTCCTGGGGCGTGGCGTTCCGCCGTCGTGCTCGCGGTGGTACCGAGGACGGCTGCAGTCACCGCTAAGCGGATGCCACCTGCGGCGACGTGCAAAGATGTCCGGATATAACAGGTAAGGCCGCGAGGTCGCCGGGAGCGCGGCGCCGGATCATCCGGGAGACCTTCAGCGCGCGCTCGCTGGTAAGGGCATCGACCCGGGCCGCGTCACGGAGGCGGTACAGGCCGCGGCCGCGGCCGTCGCGGATCTCGTTGCCGTGCTCGTCTTTCGCGACCGGCAGGCGTCCCCGCTTGACCCAGTTGCACACGGCGGCCGTGCTCACTCCGGCGTACCTGGCAACCTGCGAGGCGGGGATCAGCGCGTCCATGTCGAGCGGGCCGTCGGGCAATTCCCTCACCTCCGGACATAACAAAAGCCCCCGGTGGTGACCGGAGGCCCAGCAGGCACACGTATCCGTGCAGCCACGTTAACTGTGAACAAGGCCGCAGGTCAAGCGCGGTGTGCCGTCGGCGCGTCAGGATGCTTCGAGCGCGCCGTCGAGGTCCTCGCCGCGTTCCAGGATCGCCGCCTGCCGGTCGACCTCGGCCTCGTACTCAGACAGGCTGAGGATGCGGCCGCAGTCCGGGTTCTTGCAGTAGACGTTCTGCTCGCCCTCGGTCCAGAACAGGGTGACGCACTTGCAGGACGGGCAGCGCATCGGCTTGCGGAGCATCCGCACTCCGGCCTTGGCGGATCCGCATGACTCCCGGTGCCATTGCAGGATCTCCAAGCCGAAATCCTTCGCGATGTCGGACACGAGGATGCCGTTGAGGTGGCGGCGCAGCCAGTCGATACACTCGGTTTCCCTGGAGGCGAGCTCGCCGCGGGGCGGCCCGGACAGCCAGCCTTTCAGGTTCCGGTAGATCGTCTCCCACGTGCCAAGCATGCTGAACATCTCGTCGAGGTCGTCGCTTGCGCCTGACGGTGATGCAGGCTCGGAAGAGCCGGAGACGCGCTCGGTTTCAGCGGCTGCCCTGTGCCCGTCCGCTTCCGCGGCGAGGCGTCCCGCAAGGATATCGAGCTGGGCGAGGCGCAGGCGGATCTTCGTGGCGCAGTCCGAGCACCAGACTGGGGAACCGGGCCAGAACCTGGCGTCGGGCAGCTCGGGACGGGACCGGTCGGCGTCGAGCAGGCCAGTCTCGTTGTAGTCGCCGACCTCGGCGGCGTACTTCTCCCAGGCCTCCTGATATCGCTTGTTGCACGGTCCAGGGCAGGCGGATGAGTCGGGTTTTGCCGCCTCAACCTGCACCCGGGCCCGTGCCTTCGCCGGGGTCCCGGAGGCAGTTACCGGGTCCGGCGCGGGCGTGCCGGCGACCAGGATCGGCAGTGCAGCAGGCGGGCGGGGCGCGCTGCGACGCTGCCGCCGTTCGGGCCTGCCGCGGAAGTCGCTCGAGCGGAACGAGTAACCGGGATCGAACTTATCCGCCATGTCAGCCCCCAAGCGGTGACAGCCTGTTGTGCACATCGTCACCGAAAGTGGCAGTTGATGCCAACACGGTCGCGTGTTGCGCATGTCACGCGACCCAGACGAGAGGCTACTGCCGGGGGCCGGCCTTGCTGGCGTGTCGCTGTCGTCCTCGTTGCGCGGGCTGTCGCCGGCGAAGATGCGCAAGATGACCGGGAGGACGAGGATGACGACAGCGAACAGGGCGTAAGTCACCCACGTGGGCAGCAAGACAGCACGCACCGATCAGGTAGAGCAGCGGGAGGACGGCCCGAGCAGGCCGCAGCGATTCTATCGGTGCTGGTGGGACGGCTGAGACGTGCGGTTCATGCAGTGACAGACTCGACCTTGATCCCTGCGCGCGTGGCCCGGCGCACGCAGTCGGCGGTGCCGACGTTGGCCGCGCCGCGCCGGTAGAACGCCAGGAGCTCGTCCAGGCCCGGGTCGATGACCTGTTCCTGGTTGCGGTAATTCCCGGCGGCCGGGCAGTACTCTGGCCCGCGTCCCCTGCTCCGCCGGTGGCCCGGCCTGCATTCGGGGCGGCACGGCGCATCCCAGCGGGCCGGATGCCGCTCGACCGTCCACCTGATCTGGCCGAGCATGGTGATCGCGCACCAGTCGGCCAGCCAGTCAGCGCCGAGGTAACGGCCCTGCACTTCCCAGGACATGCGGCGCGCGGTCCCCCACGGGATCATCCGGCCGGTGTCCGGGTGGCGGGGATCGCACTGGCCGTGGACCAGGACGTGGCCGTGGTGGGGCCGGGCGCGGTCGTGGGCGGCGATGAGCGCGTCCCTGATCAGGTCCCGGGCCGCGAACTCACGCGACCCGGTGACCCCGATGCGGAGCGGCGCCAGGATCTCAGCCGTCACGAGTTGTCCTGCCCGCGGCGGACCGCCTTCGTGATCGCCTCGGCCCACTCCGGGCTCATCTCGCCCGGCCACAGAACCTCAGGCCCGTCAGTCTCATATTCCACCAGGGCCACCGTGCCACGCCACGCCTGGGTCCGGTAGCCAGCCGACAAGGCGGTGATGACCAGCCGGGCGAGCGGGTTGGCCGGGTAGTCGTCCGGGTACACGGCGCCGACGTCCGACGCCAGCACCTTGCGGGCCAGCGACTCATACGGATTGAGGGTGGATGTGTCGAGCGCGCCGAACCGGCCGCCGACCAGCTCGCGGACTTGCTCCTCGGCGGCCAGCGGATACCAGGCCAGTTCGCCGGCCGGGGTGATAACCGCCCACGCGGTCTCGCGCTCACTCACCGCGTGCCACCGGGACGATCAGGGTACGGATCGGCGTACCGCGTGTTGCCCGCCGCGCCCGGGTACACGGGCTTTTCCCGTACTCCGGCGCCCTGCGCCTGGGCCAGTTCCTGTACGGACTGGCGCATCGCCCAGTAGGCGCCAGAGGCTACCCGGGCGGCGGGACTTTCTCCGGTCATGATCTGCTCCTTCAGTTACTTCGCGACACGCAGCCGCGCAGGCGCCTGCGCCCGGATGCGGTCGGCTGTCGCCTTGCTCACGCCGCTGTGCTCGACAAGCTCGGCGGTGGACATCCCTGGGTTGTCACGCAGCAGCCGCTCAGCTTTCGCGCGCTTCTCCGAGGGCCTAAGGCCGGTCCGCCGGGACCTGTTGCCGGCTGGTTTTGAGGCTCGGTTTGAGGCGGACTTTGAGGCACCGTTTGAGGCAGTGGCGGGACGCGTCGCGCCGCTCGTTTGAGGCGCGTCAGATCGCGCCGGGATGCGGCGTTCCGCGTGCGTCAGAACGGGCGTCATCTGAGGCGCCACGGGAAGGGGCACAACGCTCGCCGGCCGCGGCCGCGCTGGCGCAGCCAGGGCGGTTCCGCGCTGGTCCCGGTCCGCGCCGGGCAGTGCCGTCATATGCGCGGAGCGCCAGCCATGGTAGGCGGCCATGGCCTCGCCGGCCTGCACGTCGGCTAGCATCCCGGCGGTCGGCTCGCCGGTACCCGGCAGGATCATCGGCCACGGAAGCCAGACCCGCGCGGGCGACGCCGGCTCGAGCCGGACGCGGCCGCGCCGCCGGGTCACCGTGACAACCCCGGGGGTGTGCACGAGGCGCGCGTTCCCGGCCACGTCGAGCACCGCCGTGGCGCTTCTCACGGCGATCCGGCGGATCGTCCGCTCGCGGCGCGCGATGGCCCGGTCGGTACGCGCCGCGGCGCGCGCTGCGCGGGACCGGCGCGGACCCGCCGTGATCAGCTGGTGCGCCACTACCCCGGCGACTGAGATGAGCGCCATCACAGCACCGGTGACCGGGCCGGCCAGGTGGCCGAGCGCAGAGGACAGGCCGTGGAGGAAATTCAGCACGCCGCCTTCGACGGCGAACACGGCGGTACCGGCCCGCAGGTGCCACACTGGCCGTTCGGTGCCGTCCCGGGCGGTCAGGTTCAGCCGGATCGTGGTCGCCCCGGCGAACGCCCACATCGCGCCCTCGCTGAACGCGGGCAGCGCGATCCCCGCCGGGCCGTACAGCTGCGACCCGTAGGCGGACATCCCGGTCCAGGCCAGCGCGGCCGGGACGGCGATCACGGGCACGAACAGCAGGTCGGTGACGTGTTCCCGGACCCACGCCACCCGCTCGGCGCGGCGCGCGGCGGCCTGCTTGCGGGCAGTGCGGCGCCCGGCCTGCCGGGCCGCAAGGTTTTCGCGCCTGAGGCGCGCCGCTGCCTCGGCCGCGGCGATGCCGACCTGCGCCTGGGCGGCGCGGTCGTCCCGGGCGATCTGCGCGTCGACCTGACGGTCGAGGCGCCGCTGATCGCGCCAGGAGGGCTGCGGAGAAGTCATGGGGGCCATCGTGTCCCTCGTTAGAGATCGTTTTCGGGTTATCCGGCTGAAACCAGGTCAGCTGTACCTGGATCTCCGGCGGCACAGGATCTGCCGGGCGCGCCGGTCGACCATGGCCTCGATGTCGTCTCCCGGCTTCCGCAGCCAGCGCAGGTCGAGCGTCCTGACCTTCATGGGCTTCCGGCCGGAAGGGCTGTCTGGGGGGTTGCTGTCCGCGGTCATGCCGGCTGCCTTTCGGTGAGTGATTCGAGGAAGTCGGCGAGTTCGGTGGCGTCGTACATCGCCTCGGAGCCCTTGTAGCCGCGGACCTCGGGGACCGGTTTGCCGGCCTTGGCCGCGCGGCTCTTGGCGGTGCGGAACGCGCCGCCGGGCTTGGTCCAGGTGTGCGGCAGCATTCCCGCGTCTTTCGCCTGCCGGATCGTCATCCAGTTCTGCACCGGCGGCGGCAGCTGCGCCGCGGGCGTGACGGGGGTGACGGTCACCGCGGAGCCGTCGCCGCCGGTCACACCCGAGCCGGCGGGCCGCGGGTCGGTGACGCTGCCGGGCGTGAACACGGTCAGGTGCCGCAGTGCGCGCGGGACCTGACCGCCGCCGTCCTGGGCGAACGCGCGGGCCTCGGCGTGGGTGAAGAACGTGATCTGGACCTCGGTGAGGTCGCCGCCCTTGACGAACACCTGCATCCGGCCGGCGTGCTTGGACGGGGCCGGCATCGGGGTGCCCTTGCCGACCAGCATGTCCCACGTCGCCGCGTCGTAGCCGGCGAGAAGCCGGGTACCCATGTTCATCCGGACGTCCGCCGATCCCGCTGTGGCCTTCGCGGACAGCCGCTGAGACACGAACAGCAGGTGGACCTTCAGCTCCCGGCCGATGTAGCTGGCGTTCTCCAGCGCCCGTTTCGCCGGCGACACGTTCGGCAGGTTCTCCCGTTCCTCCTTCGGGAGCGCCTTGTCGTCGGCTTTGCGCATGTCCCAGTAGGACTGCAGCCGGTTCGCCAGCAGGTTCAGTTCCTCGAGCACGATCATCAGCCGCGGCCCGGGCGAGCCGGTCAGGTTGCCGTGGAAGTCAGTGTGCGCCCGGATGAACCGGGCCCGCCGGTCGAGCTCGCCGTCGAGCCACACCAGGAAGTCGTGGATCTTCTCGATGTCGTCGCAGTAAGCGACGTTCGGCAGGCCGCGGAAGGAGGGATGGGAGACGAGCTTGTTGTCCAGGATCGCGCCGATCCCGCCGCGGAACAGGATCTGCGCCAGGATGCACCGCACCACCACCGACTTGCCCTTGCCGGTGTCGGCGGACAGCGCGAGGTGCGGGGAGTCGTTCTGCAGGCTGACCTTGACGACTTTCGCGTCCGACCCGACACCGAGGACGAGGTCGTCGATCCCGGCCTCGACCATCGCCTGGCGGATCACGTCCTCGCCGATGCCGGGCGGGACGCGGCTGCTCCACTCGATCCGGTCGAGGTACACCCAGTCCGGCGCGGGGAACGGCGGCACCAGCGTCAGCCGCAGCCGCGGCCCGGTGAACTGCCACGTCGTGTTCGGGGACTTCATCCCGAGCGTAGACGCGGCGACCACCTCGATCGACTTGCGTTCCTCCGGCTCGGGCAGCGGCGATCCTTTCGGCCAGGTCAGCCGCGCGTAGGACAGGTCCCGGGGGATGTCGAGCCACGAGTCGGGCCGGTTCGCCAGCGGGATCCCGGCCTTGGCGTGGAGGCGGACGTGGAGCGGCCGGACGTAGCTCCGGCGGTGTGACCAGTCCTGCGCCCACAGCCAGCCGCGCCAGGCACCGTAACTGGTGCCCGCGAGAGCCGTTACGCCCAGGTAGACGGCGGTGCGGCGGGGCTGCAGCAGGACCGCGGCGAGGGTCAGGACCGCGGCGAGGATCCACTGGATCCGCCACAGTGCGTGCTGCCAGCGGGGCAGGTACCAGCGGCGGTGCGCGTGCCCTGTCCGCGTGAGCGCCTTGGTCCCGCGGCGCGTCCAGCCCCGGTTGGTGACCGGGTTGCCGTGCCAGGCCTCACCGGACAGGAGACGCCACGTCAGCGCGTGCGGCCCGTGCTTGCGGATCCGGCTGTCGAAGTGCCCCGCGACGCCGGATCCGGCAAACAGGACGATGACGGCCACAATGAGCAGCGCAACGGCCATCAGGCGGCCCGCCGGGACGTGTAACGCCTCATGTAACGACCCAGCCGGAAAAAGCCCTGTGACGTCACAGACCGCAGGTCAGACGGGGTGCGGCCGTCCAGGTCCCCCGTGACGGGTTTCCCGTTACGGTCACGCGCTCGGAGGCACGGGAAGGTTTCCCTTCCTTTCGTCTCTTCCTCCTCGTTTTCATCTCCGTTCAATCCTTCAGCTCTGCTGTATGCAAGCCGTCGTCCAGCAGTCAGCAGGTAGCTAGTCGCCTCTCGTATGAACCCCGCCAGCTCTGCTTCGTCATACAGCAGCGTGTTCCCGTCTTCGGCCCTAGCCTTTGCCCGCGGAGTCACGCGGCCCGCCTTGGCCGCCCTTGTCTTTGCGACGCTGAACCCCCTTGTCGGATTCGACCAGACCGGGGGAAGCCAGCCCTGTACCGCAGCCTCCTTGACAGAGATCAGGACGCCTGGCCTGCCCTCGGGCGGATTCCACCCTCCCGCCGGGTGCGCCATCATGCGATGCCATTCCGTGTCGGCCCGGTTCGCTTTCTTGGTGTCCCACCTGAGCTTGGCCAGGTGGTTGTCCGTCCGCACCCCGTCGTTGTGGCACGCCTCGTAGCCGGGCCCGGGCCGCGGCTTGCGGTGCGCCTCGAGGACGGCCACCGCGACCGGGACGCGGCGGCGGCGTTTGCCGTCGCGGAGATCCCAGTACAGGTAGCCCTTGCCGGGCCGCTTGTCTGGCTGCGGCGGCAGGATCGCGCCGAGACGCCAGATGCCGTCGTCGCCGAGCCGGTCGATGCTGCGGCCCCGGCCGCAGCTGCTGGCCTCGTACGGCCAGCCGGGGATCAGTTCCCATTTCTCGTCCTCGCAGCACACGGCAGGCGCGGCGGCGAGCAGGCTAGGCGCGTTCAAGAGTCCCCCCGGTGGTCTTCACGGCCTTGGCGGCACGCCTCGCCTTGACTGCGGTGATTACCGCGGCCCGGGTGCCCGGGCTCCACCGCTGTGCCGCCCAGCCGCCCGCGGCGGCGATCACGGGGAGAGCCAGGGCGGCCAGGGCGGGCCAGCCGGCCAGGATCGCGGTGATCCCGGCCAGCCAGCCGGCGGCGAGAGCGTGCCTCACGGGTGCGGTTCCTCCTAGCTGCGGGTTCGGGCGGTGCGGGCCGGAGCTGGCCGGCTGCCGGGGGCGAGACGACCGCGCGGCGACGGGGCGGTGCGGGCCGGGACGGGAGCGGTCCGCGGCTGGCGCTGCCGCCGGGCCCGGGTCACGACCGAACCGGGGACCTCGCGGCGGGCGTTCTGGCGGTGCCACCTGCGGCCGGCCCGGGTGGCGCTGAACAGCCGTTCCCGGCCGTCCGGCTGCTGCGCGGACTGCCAGGTGCGCCCGGTAGTACGCCAGCTGCTGCGGGACCGGATGGCGCGGCTGACAGCGCGTTTCCCCCGGACGAGAGGACGAGCGGCGCGGGTGAGGCGGCGCCTGGCCTGGTGCATCCGGGTGGCCAGGAAGCGCCTGCCGTGCTCCATCTCGGCGACGAGTTCCTTGACGAGCCGCCGCTGGACAACCCACACCTTGGCCCGGCCCAGCTGGATCAGCAGTTTCTTGGCGCGGTGCGTCAGCGGCCGCCAGTGGCCGAGCCTGGCGGCTGCCGGCTCGGCGGTCCTGGCGGCGCGGCCGAACCGGCGCCGGTGGATCTCGTTGTTCAGTTCATGCACGGTGACCTGCTGGACCGATGCGTGCTTGGTGCGCTTCAGCCGGCGCATCAGATGCCTGGCCCGGCGGCTCAGGCGACGGTAGTCGGATGCCATGCGGTTTCCTCCTCGGTGATGGCGGGGGCGTAACTGGGGATGGCCTGGACGCCGTCCGGGCCTTCGAGTGCCGGGCCGGGCTCGCGGCGCGGGACGGCGGACGGGGCCGCGGGCGGCATCGGGATCGGCGTACGCCGCGGCGCGGCTTCGATCGCGGCCTGCTGCGGGCCAGGCTGCCACGGGTGGAGCTGGCCGAGGTCGGCGCGCTGGTAGCCGGGCCGGTGCCAGATCGGGGTGACGGAGCCGATGACCGGGCGTGTGCTGCGGTGCAGGACCAGGACCTGGTCCTGGCCGAGCATCCGGATCCGCTCCGGGGGGATGGCGCGTTCCTGGCGGGGGGTCTTCGTCTTGGACCCGTCGGGGTTGCGGGTGTGGTCCCAGGTGTCCCGCATCCCGCACACCGCGGAGACGGCTTCGAGGTCGGCGGCGTCGGTGTCGCCGCCCCAGAACACCTTGACGGTGGAGTTCTTGACGATGGTGCGGCCGTCGTGCTCGCCCCACCGGGAGGTGACCTGGGACAGGCCCTGGACGGCGGCCATGACAGTGACGCCGTGGCCGCCGGCTTCGGCGGTCCACTTGTGGAGCGGGACTGGGCAGGTGATCGCGGCCTCGTCCAGGGCCAGGGTCAGCGGCGCGGGAAGCCGGCCGCCGGCCGAGCGGGACGCGAGCCGCTTGGCGTCCTCGAACAGGGCGGCGGCGAACGCGGCGAAGTAGGGGGCGAGGGAGCCGTGGGGCCGGTCGGCGCCGATCAGGTAGATGCTGCCGGTGCCTTCGGCGAGGAACGCGTACGTGTCGAACCCGCCGTCGTCGGGGCAGGCGGCGCGGGCCATGGCCGGGTCGTCCATCCATCGCAGCGCGCCCGCAGCCCCGGCGGCGACGTGGCCGAGCTGCTCTGCGTTGGCGCACAGGGCGGCGAGGGCGTGACCCCAGCCGGGCGCGGCGCAGTCGCTGGCCAGGATCGCGGCCGGGGCCGGGTGCTCCGGGTCGCGCACCCACGCGGCGACCTCCCGCATCGACGCCCCGGCGATGGCGGCGGCGTGGAGCATCAGGCGGAGCAGGTCGGCGCCCTTGGCGTCCCAGTAGGCGTCCTTGCCCTTGTCGGAGGGGGCGGCGTCCATCAGGTACCCGGCGCGC